CATTGAAGTTCTCATCTTAATCATATCGCCTGAAATATCCGCTTGTAATTGCTTTACATTGTCAAGGTTCAATTTTACTATCGGTTCTGGTACGATTACATACCAAAAGAAATTCCCTTCGTTATTGAGCTCCCTGATGTGGTTATAGAGAACATCTACGAAACTATCCTTTTCTAAATTCTTTGAATTAGTAATATTAGGTATAACTAATATCTTTCTTGCTGAATTAAAATCTACTGTACTTTCCCAAAATTTCATAAATTGTTTTTATTTTATAACACAATATAAGTAAAAAATCGCTAAACACCAAATAAAATATTTTCATTTATATTTTGCTTTTTGAAAAATGTTTTATATATTTACTCTTGTCCGAAAGGATGGGGGCTCTGTAAGGTGGGGTACACTCAAATCAAAAAAAGATTAGATGCTACTTCCTACATTCTCTTCCTTACCACTTCATAAATTCTATGAGGGGGGTAAGGGGGGTGTAAGAGTGAGGCAGCATCTAAATCATAAAAAGACACTTGACAGAAGACAGCACAAGAAAAAATAATAATAAAAAGAAACTTGATTGTTAAGATATTAGTAAGACTTAATTTAATTGCTGCTCTCTGATTTTTATCTATAAACTATAAGCAGTGTCTTACTTTCTACATATTACAGCCGGACTCCATCGTGCCATTTGGGGTTCGGCTTTTTTATTTATAAAATATTTTGCTGTTTGAATTTTTTTTCTTATATTTATCTATGTAGAAAATATATAAATTATGGCACTTACAAAACAATGTACATCTTGCAGAAAAACCTTACCTTACGAAAGATTCAGTAAGAATAGTAAAGCTAAAGACGGTAAACAATTCTCTTGCAAAGATTGTAATAAAAAAACAAATCGTAAATTCAGAACCGAAATCAATCCCGAACATCATGCACAATGGCAAAGAGCTAATGCAGATAGGACTGTAGAATTAGTATCAAAGTACAGAAAAGCAGATAAGGGTGGATGTGTTTATTACATAACAAACCCTGAAGGGGAATTCTATGTTGGGATGACGAAAATGTATCCACAGGTACGTTTCCTAGAACATAAGAACAGATACAGAAAAGTATTAAGGGGACAAAGAGCAGTTAAGCAACCTATATTAGATGAATCATTTAGAAAGTGGGGATTAGAAGGACATCGTATGGGTATTATACTTCAATTCGACAATATTGATAGAAAAACTTTAAGAGAATATGAAAAGATTTGTATTCAGGAGTTTACTAATATGGGTATATCATTAAATCAACATAAATAAAATGGAAAAGAAAGAAAAAAAGTATGCATTGGTACAACTACCAATTGAAGTACACACAGAATTAAAAAAGTATTGTGAGAAGCATGGCTTTAAAATATCAGCACTTACAGCAAACATTATTCGTAAATTTATTAAAGGAGATAAGTAATGTGTATATGGAGATTTGGTACATGGCTAGAAGGATTAATTTCAGTATGTACATTTGGACATGGTAAAGAATTAGCCGGATGGATTGCGTGGACATTCTTTAAAAACCCTGATTGTGGATGCGATAGAAGGCGTGATTATTTAGATAACTTATTTGGATGTACAAACGGAATTAAACTATGATAAAAGAAATTAGACAAATAGAAGAGGATTGGTACCTGATACATTTAGAAGGTACAAGACATTATCAGATATGGAACAAGTGGGATTTATTTAGTTTACTATTAAAAGAAACTGAAATAAATTTAAAGAATCCTAAACCATGTGTAGACTTTATTGATGAAGACCTACCATTATCAGAAGAAGAATTAAAAACAATCATTAATAACTTAAAAAAAATAAAACAAAATGCAAGTAGTAAAAAGTAATTTAGACGGTACAAGAACAATTGATATTGATTCAGTATATTTAGTAGATTGGTCAAAGCTTGAAAAGATAGAAGATTTAATTCTTATTCTTGCAGCAATTGGGTTCTCATTCTCACCTGCACATCCACAATTCAAAAACATTGAACACTTACTTAATTTGGACAATCCTATTAAGATTGGTAATCAACAGGCAGTAAAGGAAGCACAAGAGAAAAAGATTAATCTACCTAAATTAAAAACGATTAAATAATATGGAAACAAATATAACTACAATACCACCAGAACATATTAATCGATATCACCCATATACGGAATCGGAATATGCAGAAGTTAAAACCGTATTAGATTCTATTAGCACACATATCCCACATGATAAGATGAGTTGGGTTTGGAATAACTACAAAAGAATAACAGGCAGTAATGAGTCACAACCCTGTTCATGCGGTTCAGCAGCAGGACATTGGAGAAGAGCAGTAGATGAATTGAAATCCTTTGTAACGAAAGTAGAAAGTACCAATGAATGAACCAACAAGTTCCCTGCAGTGTGAATGTAATCAAAGATTAGATAACCTTTACAGACAATCGCATGTATGGCTTTTGCAAGTAAGTTATAATATTTGTAAGAGCAGATTAGAGAGTGAAGACTTGGTAGGTGAACTATATCAATACATTGCGGAAAAATGTAATCCTAAATTATTCTATGATAATTCTTACAATCTAATGTATTGTATGTCCTTTATTAAAAGCAGATGGATAAATAGGATTAAGAGAGCAAAGAAGATGCAATATCAACCTGTTATCCAATCGGAAGCATGTGATGAAGAATATGATATTGATATGGATATAGAGATAATGGAAGCATATGGACAAGTAATGGCAGAAATAAAAAGATTAAAGAGTACAAGAAACTTCTCATCAGCAATGATATATGAAATCTATTGGTGTTCAGATGATACACTGCAAGAAGTAGCAGATAAAATAGGAATAAGTAAGAGCACAGTATTTATACACTTAAAGAAAGTGCGTAATCATCTAAAAGGAATAATAAAAAATCCATTCAAATAATATGTGGGGAGCAGAAAAAAGGACACCTATGAGTAGAAGGAAAGGAGATAAGGCATCACATTTTACCGAAATCAGACATAAGCTAGCAAAGATGGATAGGGAAGAATGGTTAGCATGGTATGGAGAATGCATTGAATCTATACAAAATGATAGAGAAATATGGAATTGGATAAGTAGAGAAAGAGGAAGCCAACCTATACCACAAATACTCAAAAAGAATAAGATGGGTAGAGCACCAAAGAGTTTATTAAAAGACTTACCGGATACGAGAAATACAAATCACGATGTGGATTGACTATGATATGGTGCATCTACAATTGTGGTGGAATGAAGTAAAAGATAAAAAGCTAATACACCACGGAGATGAAGATGAGGGTGTATTGATAATAGCAGATTCGGATGATAGAATAATAAAAATAATTGGATATGAAAAGATTGATGAATTGGATGGAGAGGAATAAAGAAATACTAACGCTTCTACTTTGGTATTTTATTCTATTAGGAGCAATATTATCATTTGCTTAATTACAAAGAGAACTCCTGTTGTTAAATACAATAAACAACAAACATGCCATTCGTCAAAGGACAAAGCGGAAACATTGCAGGTAGGCCTAATGGTGCACTTAATCGTAGTACCGAACAGGCAAAACTTGCAGTAGCCCGATTAGCAAATCAGGGTTTAGATGCATTAAGAGAAGATATAGAGAAGATAAGAAAAGAAGACCCGATTGAAGCTGCAAAGATTTATTTGAAACTATTAGAATACATTGTGCCAAAGAAAGCAGCAATTGAATTAAGTGGTGAGATAAATCAAAGAATACAACAAATATCAGTAAACATACAGGATGGAACTGCAAATCAACACATCAAAGACATATAGAGATATAGAGAGTAGTAGAAGGATTTGCATACTACAAGGTGGGACAAGAAGTGGTAAATCATATTCAGCATTACAATGGTTATTAGTAAGAGCATTGACCGAACCTAACATTGTTATTTCTATTGTGCGTAAATCATTTCCATCTATGCGTGTGAGTATTATGAGAGATTTTGTTGGCATACTCAAAGACCTAAACATATGGAGTGAAGAACAATGGTCTGCAACTGAACACATCTACACTTTTGAGAATGGTAGTATGATTGAGTTTATGAGCATTGATAGTTCGGAAAAGAGAAAGGGTAGTGCAAGAGATTATCTTTTTGTTGATGAAGCAAATGAATTAAGTAGAGAAGATTGGTTTCAGTTATTCATAAGGACAAGAAAGAAAAGTATTATTGCTTATAACCCATCATTCGGAACAAACAATTATATATTCACAGAAATACAAACACACCCTGAAGCAGACCTATACATAAGTACATTCAAAGACAATCCGTATTTAGAGAAGCAACTGATAGAAGAGATTGAGAGATTAAAAGATATTAACCCTGAATACTATAAGATATATGGTATGGGATTACCAGGCAACAATGTAGGAACGATATTCTCAATCAACATTATAGATGAAGTGCCGGAAGAAGCCCAGTTTGTTGCATTCGGTATGGACTTTGGATTTAGTATTGACCCAACTGCATTAGTAGCAATTTGGAAAAGAGATAAAGACCTATAC